GTGCAGGACCCTGTGACCCAAGATGCCAGAGTCGCTTCTGTTGCTATGATGCGTCTTTTGTCTGCCTCGCAGTCTTCTGCTATGCGTCTGCCTCACGATCTGTATGCTGCTCTCAAGCAAGAGCTAGGGACGCGATTTTGATAGACTTGAAAAAGCTTAAGGCTACTCCGAAGAAGTATGCGCGTGAGTTAACTAAAAAGGAGGCCAAGAGCCTCCTTGACTCGTTGGACTCTGCTTACTTCTTAAAGTCAAAAGAGCTTGTGTCGGACGCCATATACGACACATTCAGAAAGGCTGTAGAGGCCAAGTATCCAGATCTGGCGAAGAAAGTAGGAGCAGTCGATGACTCCGACGTGGAGCTTCCTGCGCCTATGGCGTCTCTGAATCAGTACAAGAAGGGCTCGCCTAAGCTCAAGGCCGCGTTGAAGAAGAAAACAACCTACGTCATAGGAAGCAAGCTCGACGGTCTGTCTATCGAGCTGGTATATATCGAAGGTGTTCTCACGTCAGCATATACTCGCGGTGACGCGATTATGGGTAAGGACGTATCTCGCCATATACCTGCGATGAATGTGCCGAAGAACATACCAGTCAAGGGTAAGTTCATTGTTCGTACTGAGTGCTTGATACGCACTTCAACCTTCAACAAGCACATGACCAAAGCTGCTGGCGGTAAGTACACTGCTGCACGTAGCGCAGCGTCTGGACTCATTCGCAAGTTTACCTCAGACGCCGCCGTGAAGCATTTGAGCTTTGTCGCGTTTGAGATTATTGGCGGTGATGGAGCTGGAACAAAGCTGAGTTCTCAGTTGTTGAAACTCAAGCGCCTTGGGTTCTATGTTGTGTACCACGAAGTCATTACGTCTCCCATGACTGAGGATACTCTTGAAGGCATCCTTGCTCGGTACATGGCGAATTCTGAATTCGAGCTTGATGGTATCGTTGTGTCTGAGAATGTTCCATACCAGAACTCCGACAGCAACCCAAGCCATGCGTTCAAGTTCAAGATGAACGCCGACGAGGACGCTGTTCTTGTGCCAATCAAGGAAGTCATATACAACCACACGAAACTCGGCTATCTGCAACCTGTCGCTACGTTTGAGCCTACTGTGATAGATGGCGTTACTGTCGAACGTGCTACTGCCCACAACGGGTTCTATGTCGAGCACGGTTACTTGAAGGACTCCAAGTCCCCAAACAAAGTCAAGAAGCCTCTTGGCGCGGGTGCTATCATTAAGGTGGTGCGCTCAGGCAAAGTAATCCCGTACATTCTCGAAGTGATCAAGGGCGCTAAGAAACCGGATTTGCCTAAGGTTGAATTTGAGCGCAAGGGAGTTGAGTTTGTTGCGGCGTCTGATTCCTCTGAGATAGAGGTTCGCAGAATGAGTCACTTCGTATCAGCCTTATCGATAGACGGCTTTGCTTCTGGAAGTGTTGCTCAAGTGTTTGAGTCTATGGGCGAGTGGACTCGGGAGCAGGCTATAGAAGAGCCAGAGCTTGTATCTGACGTTCTTGGGCCTGATGTGTCCAAGAAGTTCATCCGGGCAATCTCTCGCCTGAAGAAGTCTGGCGTCAAGGCTGATGCATGGTACTTGGCTTGCACTCCATGGTACTTCGAGGGCGCTAGCGACTCTACATACAGGGCACTTCTTGCTGAACACCCTGAGACTATCTCACTGCGCAAGAAAGCCGATGTTAAGTCTCTGGCGTCTATGATTCGAGCGTCTACGCGAATCAAAACTAAGGCTGACGACCTAGCCCTGGCCATCGTGGAAATGAACCGCGATGCTGCTATGCTCGGCCTGAAGCTTTTAGCTCCAGAGAAAGTTGAAGTCACTGGCGATGCCCTTGCTGGAGTTCATGTGGCATTCACAGGCGTGCGTGATGCGGAGCTGTCTAAGGCCATAGTTGCGGCTGGCGGTGTTGCGAAAGATTCAATGACTGCGGCTACCAATGTGTTGATTGCCAAAGACCCAGTCGAGTCGTCTGCGAAGCTTGACAAAGCCCGCGAGAAGGGGATAACCATAATGTCGATAGCGCAGTTTAAGCGGAGATATGGACTATGACACCAGTTCTGTGCGCTGCTGAGTTCTGGCGTAACTTTAAGCCCAGAGCCCCTGATATGAAAGTCAATGTCAAGGCCGGCCATGAAGTGACGATAGCGTTTGACGCTATCCTAGTTCAGGGGGCTACAGACGAGAACAGCTTCAGCCCGACTGAGGGTATCTTAGACAAGGTGAGTGCTCAGAGAGGCTGGGCACTTCAGTTGTTGACGACTCGCCCAAAGAACGGCTCTCTGCGATTCACCCCCGATATGACTGGCCTGATATACAAGCCTCGCAACCAATATCTCGGTCCTGACTGTTTCAACTATCGTCTGTCTAACGGCACGCAGGTATCGGACTTCGCCAGAGTCGATCTGAATGTTATAGACTCTATGTATTACGCCATAAAAGCCTATAAATGGAAGGGGAAATTTAAGCTGTTCGCTTCCCCTCATTTCGCTTCTGATTCAACGCGCCCTACGAGAGTGTTGTTCAAGTGGTATCTTGTTGGCCCTATGGCGTTTGTTGAGAATGGTGTCACTCGCATACGGGATTCTGAGAAGCTCATAGCTGCGACAAAATATGTCATGGATTACGACATGTGGAGTCAGGACCATGTGACGAACATCGTTCAGCAGTATCAGACGATTGAGGTCAATGGAGATACAGACGCAGGTCTTGTGGGGTTGCTCGGTGATACGCAGCTTCCATACAGACCTACAGGTAATGCCCTCGATGTTCGACTTGACGTTGAATGCTACGACACGATACTGATTGAGGAGTACGGCAAGTACGCTACTCCATACTTTGTCGGGTCTGCTCTTCTGTCCGATGTGTACGGAGAGGCATGGTCCGCATCAGGAAATATCTATCCTTGGGGAATTTAGGGATGAAACTAGCTGTTGTATCAATCTGCAAAAATGAAGCACGCCACGCAGCAGATTGGATTGCTTGTCTAGAGGCAGAGCGCGTCGATACTGTGGTAGTTCTGGACACTGGAAGTGAAGATGATACACAGGATATTCTGGCTAACTCTGACTTCTCTGGCGCTTTAATCTTGGCCGACTATACGTCTCCTGGTGAGGTATTCGATTTTGCTCATGCCCGTAACGCTTCGTTCGCGCTTGTTCCTGACGACCACTTCGTTGTCTGGCTGGACTTGGACGAGCGTATATCCAAGGGGTGGGCCGAGTCGTTGCGTAGTCTAGATTTGGAGAACATTTCTGGGGTGTGTGCGGACTGGTTCGAGGACAGCATATCGACCTACCAGTTGAAAGCGATCAATCCTGCTTATTACGAATGGAAGTATGCTTGCCACGAAATCCTTGTTCCTCTACCAGACAAAGAGCACTTGATTCGTGAGCTGGACAGCATAGACAACTTCCGGGTGTATCACTATCCGGATAAGTCTAAAAATCGTTCGTACTTGGAGGCGTTACTTCTTAGCCACGCGCAACACACGGATGCCAGAACTGCATTCTACCTGTTGCGTGAGATCTCTGTTCTAGCTTGCCGAGGGTCCTATGCCTTAGACTTGGCCAAAAGTCAGGTCATTGAGCTTGCGCGTGATTACGGCCCTAGAATGAATCTGGACTACGCTGCTTGGGCGTACATATTTGCGGCTCGACTATTCCTGCACGCTAAGGACTATAAGGCCGCTGAGTACTACATGCGATATGCAGAGATTGCTCGTCCTGACCGTGTTGAGGTGTATGAGGAGTATGCCAGAGTGTACCTAAAGGTCGATCCTATAGGAACTCTACATAAGGCGCTTAAGGGCATCACAGTCAAATCTGAGAGTAATTTTGTGTTCGAGGACAGTGGTGCCAGAGTGCGGTGTATGCAGATAGCTTCGGACTGTTGCACGGAACTGGGCCTGCTGGACAAAGCATTCTTCTACAAATCTCTGATTGAGGTAGAGACATGAAAATCAACGTGAGCCTTGACCCAGACTCTATCGAGAGTTTAAGTCAGAGTACGGCTTGGTGGGACTCGTTGACCGCCGCGCAGCAGCGTGGTTATTTGGCGAAGCATCCAAAGTCGAAGTTTGCTCAGACTGCAAAAGATAAGGTGAAGACGCCCAAAAGTGTAACCAATAAGATTCGTCAGAGAGCAGACCAGCTTCTTCTTGACGCCGACACGGAGCCTTTGACTCGCAAGCGACTTCCGATTATCCGCACACTCAACGACTCTATGCCTGTTCGCACAAAGGCGAATGTCGCAGCGTTCTACAATGCACTCGAAAACGACAAGGTGAGCTTTGCCACGCGCACTGACAGCAAGTCACTCGGCTTGATGTTGCGCAAGCTTGGAGAACGTGACAGATCCCCGTCAATCTATCGGGACACGCTCACTCGGATGTTTCGTCCAAAAGACCCGAAGGTGTTCGGATCGTTCTTTGGCGCGTCTATGTCAATGTCAAAGCTGGCTCTAGGCGCGGCGATAGGCTTGGCAGCAGCCAGCAATCCGCTTGTTGCTGCGACTATTGCTGCTTACTTCGTCAATGCTTTGCTGGACGGACAGGATGACTACAAGCCAGCTAAGGCCAAGGCCAGAACTCCGTACGGCGATAAGGAGAAGAGCAACCTGAATCGCGTAGGCTTCTCTCGTCTTCAAACTAAGCCTGATGAAGACCATGACAGCTATGACGATGGCGTTGACGATGATTTCGAATCTGAGTCCTCGTCCGTCGATCCTGTTACCCGATTGGTCGACGACTTCACCTCGTTCTGGAGTACGCTAGACCACGGTACGCTGTACGACAAGATCTCCCGTGCTGGGTTTGATACTAAAAATGTCAGCCTGTCTGCTGCGTTGGATGCGTCCCCAGTTCCTGCTGACATTCAGGCGTCTGAGGAAGAAGAGGTGCAGCGACTGCGTATGACGTTGCGTACCTGCCCCACACAGCACGGTATCCCGAAAGAACATAAGCGGCGCTTTCTGGTGTGCGTCAACGGCAGTGTGCGAGGCTTTCTCTCGTGGGATACTTCAATGGGAGACCCAGACAAGAACAAGTTCGGCTGGGTCGTCACCCTGTATCACGGGTTCAATGAGAATGCGTATCGTAGTGGGCGCAACCCAAAGAACCCGCTAGAACCATTCACTGCTGTGCATAACGGAGAGCTGAAGCTGCACAACCCGTGCCGGATGCCTCTACCTTTGGCCAGATCCTGGGCTCGTCAAGCCTTACGTCGTTAACGAGGAATTCACAATGAGTCCCATTATATTGGACGCCGACCGTGCGTCTCTCGGAGTTCGCACGAACATCAAGCCTTTGGACATGCACTCGCTGAGTGCCTCACGCAAGAGCAAGTCTGTACGGCTAAGTTCCAGTGCTACAGGTCTTGGTGAGGATATTTACCTTGACGCGAATGTGTGGCTGCCTGCTGCGGCAGAGCAGTACAACATAAGCAAGGACTTGCGAGACTACGTGCTCGCGCCAGTCATTGTCAACATATCGGGTATTCCCAATACGAACGGCGACTCTTTCAGTCTGAAGGAGTGGCTGACGTTCAACGTTAACCAGAAGGCACTCGCCTATCAGACGTTTAAGGGAGCACCTTGCCACAAGGAGCACCAGAATAAGAACCATAGAGTCGCGCTCGGTGTTATTCTTGATGCTGTGCTCAAGCCTTTGGAAGGGTTCCGAGGCAATCACGCTAAGCTCTTGTTGCTTCATGCGTTTGACCGGAATCGTGACCCTGATCGGGCTCGTCGGATTATGTCTGGCGAGTTGAACACGTACAGCATTGGCGTGTGGTACTCTGCTTATACGTGCTCTGTGTGCGGCGCCCGATTCACTAACGCCTCACGCGCACCGTGCGCTCACACCCAGCGTCAGCGTCCCGTGTATCGACAGCCTAACGGTAAGCTTGTGTATCGCCACTGCCATAACCTGACAGGCTTCGAGTCATCCTCTGTGGAGGACCCTGCTTTCGTGTGTGCCGCGAGCCTGCACGACCAAGTCATGGTTCCTGGGGGCAGATGATGGCTGACGAAGTAAAGATCTACAAGGGCCCAGACTTAAAGTTTGGGCGCCAAACAATCGTCTCATGCACACGGTTTTTCATTGACGCGGACTCGGGCGAGGTGCTGCTTGCAGGGCACTCGGATTTTCAGTTCCTTACTCCACCTATCATAGACAGCATGGTAAAGAACGGAGAGTCTACTGGTGAATCTCCTGCTCAATACTGGCCTGTTGCGTACAACACAATGTTGAAACGAAAGTCTGCTACTGCGAGACTGAAGCCTGCATCATCGATAGGCCCTTCGGTTGAAGTTACCAAGCGGTCCAAGTTTCATTACGTGAAGTACAAGCCCTCATCTTCTGGCGATGACTTGGTCGCTGTGTCTATGCCTGGGGTTGCGCGTCACGATATAAACGTTGACATTCAGCCCATCTCGGACAGGCTGCGTACAGGCAAGTTCGCAGCGCTCGACCAGGTGTTTGCTCCGTCAGACGCAACCATGACTGTAGTTCGTGAGAAGGTACTTCCTTATCTAGGCCTTCTATCTGATCTGCCTATGCGTCGGCTATACTACGCTGAATCCCACAAAGAGCCGACGTGCCTAGCATCAACGCACATAGAAGGGCGTTCGGTTGGGGTCATAGTCGTCAACCTGGATAGCGCGAAGCGGAACGGCGGGTACAACTCGTGGAACGTGGGTCAGTCTCTAACCCACGAAGTTGCCCACTACATCTACTCAAGTGTGATGCGCAACACCACCAAAGCTGCGTTCAATGAAGCGTGTCGCCCCAAGAGCGGGGCGAAGATTAATTCTCGCGCAGGTGAGGATGGGTATTCGTTCAACACTGAGCAGTTTGCGGTTCTCGCAGAGACACTTGTGTGGGGTTCGGCCTTGCGTAAGCTCGATTGCTTGAACGGTATTGACCAAGTGCGGAAGTACTTTGTCAACAATTGGATTCCGGAAGAGGATTTGCGTGACCTGATGTCCTACATCAGATGATTGCGGCAATCTTCCCGTAGCGTTTATCTCGCTGTATTCTAGGATGGCTGTACGTGCAGAGACACTTGGTTATGCCTTGTGTCTCCACGGCAGCGTAGCAGTATCCGGGTGCGATATAGTCGAGGTGCCGTGGGCAGAGCGTGCAGTACATCCTCGCGTGCTCATTGAATCCTTACTTGAAGTGTGTGGTGGAGGGTTCGTTGCTCCAGACGAACAAGGCTATCCACACGGCAGGAGAACTTGGGAGGTTGTTCTGGACTACGATGCAGTTCTGAAGTTTGACGTATTTCCTCAGGGGAAAAGAAAAACCAAAGAAAACAGCATTAAAATCTGCAACAACTAATTTTTTGGTGTCGAATACGACAATCCATCTATAGAGGGTTTGACCACATGAAGAAGAACTTCTTAGGGATTCTTGGTGTAGGTGCTACCCGCGAAGAAGCGATTGCAAGCTACAGCAGCACGGCCCTGGGTAACGGGGCTACCATGCTCGTCCAAGGCGAGTCTGTGTATGCTGCTCAGGAATCTATTGCTGATAAGCTGGTTGACCCGGCTAACGGCAAGACTCTGACTGAAGATCGCGCTTTGCTGGCCAGTGCCAAATTCGCCTCGGAATCCACCGCTAATCAAGCGGTGAAGGTCCAGTACACTCGCTGCCTCGACGGTTGCGGGATGCACGTAGTTCACGATAACTCCGTTGTTCTCGACCACTGCCCTATGTGCAGTCACTCGATGGCAGAAGTTACCGACGAGCGTTTGATCGAAGAAGAGCAACGTCCGGCAATCGTTATTGCAGCGAAAGACCTTGAGTCAGCCTCTGCTGCACTGCGCGATGCGTTCGCCGGCGCCGTCGTTAAGAACGATCCTAACGACCGAAACTTCGCGTTCGAGAGCAACAGTGCTTCTCGATTCAACCCGTTCTCCGGTGAGCGTGTTGAGGAGACAGTTGAGCAGGAACACTGCGTATCTCTGTCTGGTAACGCTGAAGATGCTGACGTCAAGATGCACCTGTTGAGCTGCTCCGGTGGCTGCGCCAATCCGGTAACTCTGTCGTCTACTCCTGATGCCGTGTATTGCTCTCACTGCAACAGCCCGCTGGTTGACCCTGAAGCTGTAGAAGCCCTGCGGTCTCAGAGTGCTTCGTCTGACGAAGACGATGAAGACTTCGGTGATGACGAGGACGATGAAGATTTCGGTGATGACGAGGACGATGAAGATTTCGACCTCGATGACGATGAAGACTTCGGTGATGACGAGGACGAAGAGGACGAGTCTGACGAAGACGAAGACGAAGATGACGATGACGAAGACTGGTCTGACTTCGATGACGAAGAAGACGAGGATGAAGACATGGAATCTGAGTCCAAGGCCAAGAAGTCCAAGAAAGCTAAGTCCAAGAAGCCTAAGAAAGTTAAGGCCAAAAAGGACGAAGATGAAGACGACATGGACGACATGGACGACATGGATGACATGGACGAAGATGAAGACGACATGGATGACCTCGATGTTTCTGAATCTGCGTGCAAGTCCGAATCAGGCGATGACGAAGATGACGGCTTCCTAGAGGAAGACGATCTGGATGACATTGACTTCGAAGATGGCGACGAAGAAGATGAGGACTTTGAGTCCGACTCCTCTGCTGTGACATTCGATGCTCTGGAATCCCTGTCTGCTTCTGGTGTCACTATCGACCCGAGTCAAGTTCAGCTCTCTTTCGTAGAGCAGCACAACAAGCAGCCTGCTCGCTGGTTCGCGTTCCACAACGGCGTTCCTTTCGCGTCGGCTTCACTGGTTAGCGTATCCGCTGCGTGCGGCGAAGAAGCTGCTACCAGCATGTTCAACAACCACAAGCTGTCTCGTGCATTCATGCATCTGGCTGCTGAAAAGGGCGTAGTTGCTGCCGCTGCTGAAATGGGCTTCGAGTCCTACAGCATGACCATCGACGTCCCGTCCGTAGTACAAGCACAAGCAACCCAAGCAGCAGACCAGCGTATTGCTGACATGACTGCCCAGGTAGAAAACGCTGTACAGGACAATCAAGAGCGCCTTGTTGCTGCTCTGAGCACTGCCCTGATGGGCATTCAACGTGGCTTCTGGCGCGATGCTCGCAACCCTGTTGCTGACAGCCTGCGCACTAGCCTGAGTGCTACCGGTTTAGGCACTGCCGAAGCTCTCGTCAACAATGCGTTCGATACCCAAGGTGACGTCCTGATCCGTACCGCTGTTAACAAGGCGCTGGAACTGATGGCCAAGCCTGCTGAGGTGCAGAACAGTATTGCAGAGAGTATCAGCGGTATGGGTGTTGCAACCCAGAGCGTTGAAGACCGGCTGTCCACCATCGGCGCCGTGACTGCTAAGGCTCCTGTTAGCCAGCAGCCAGTCACCGGCAACAACGACCAGATGAGTTCTGAATCTTCCGCAGCTGGCGCTGTAGATGATTTTGAAGCCCGCGTGTTAAGCCGTCTGCGTCAATCGTTCTGATCCCTGTGTTTAGTTGGTGCGTGTTAGCTCACGCACTGAACCAAGTATGCTACTTAGGAGCAAAGTATGTCTCTGTATATGCAAGCAACCTCTATCCTCAAAACCAACGAGGGTAATCTGCTGCCGGGCGCCAACATCGCTGAAGAAGGGCGCGCTCTGGTTTTCGTTAAACAAGACGGTCGCATGTATCTGCAACAGTCTCAAGGTGTCAGCGGTGAAGAACTCGCAGGCTTTGCGCTGATGCGTCCTTTCCCGCCGACCGTGCAGCCGCGTGTTCAAGAATTCGTTCTGGGCACCGATGATGACAACGGCGTTATCGATCTGGCTCGTCTGCCTGTTGCAGGTCAACTGCTGGTTAAGATCGGTTCTGCTGCTGCCAAGCAAGTGGTTGATGATGAAGCTCCTGCCGAAGCTGGTACTGTTGCGGTTAACGCAGCGTCCCTGATCTTCAGTGCTGCCGACGTCGCTGCCAAGAAGTCTGTGTTCGTGCAGTACCTGTACGAGCTGACTGCTTCTGAAGCTCAGCGTGTTGTTGGTGACGCTCCTCTGGGCGGCAACGCTTCCAACATTCGTGGTCGCGCTCCTTACATCGAGCTGGGTGAAGTCGCTGTCGATGTGTTCGATGCGTCTGTTGACTGGTCAGTTGATTCCGCGATGCATCCGTGCACCGGCGCTGACGGTATCCTGACTCTGGGTAAGGGTACCGAGCTGAAGAACGTCCTGATCGCTCAGGCTCCTTCTGCTGAAAGCCCGTACCTGGTTCTGACCGTCAAGTAATCCCTGATGCCGGTTGCGTAAAGCACGCAATAAAAGGCACTGAATCTCTGTTTCCGTATTAGGAGTGTAACATGAAACACACTGCTCAAATGACCCTGCGTAACGGTGCGCCGATCACTGATCTGCGTGCCAAGAATGGCGGGCACATGCTCTCTCAGTCCTCCTCTGGCTTCGGCGCTGGTGAAATCAACGCTAACGACAAGAAGGACCTGGCTCAACAGATTTCTCGTCTGTTGGACATGGCTCAACAAGGCGTCATCGTTCAAGACACCATGATGAGTTCTGAGTCTTCAGCTCAGCGCCGTCAAGAGAACATGGAACTGATGATCGAAGCGAACATGGACCCGGCCAAGTGGGCTTCTCTGGGTAGCTCTATCGTTGCTACCGTAGAAGAGCGCGGCTCACGCACTGGTTTCACTCGCCGCCTGGCAATCCCTGCGGTTGTCAAGACTGGCGAAACTCCGACTGTCGAACTGCGTCACCACATCAACCATTGTATCACGGCCACTGGCCCGACTGCGATGGGCTATCAACTGCTGCGTGGCAAGGTCTATCGTCCGGACGAGTTCGAAATGAAGTCAATGATTCGAGTGTCTGCGATCGACCTGGCTCAGATCAACGGTGACCTGCTGGACCGCGCTCAACGCGACTGCTTCGACGCACTGGTTGTTGCTGAAGACCGCATGTTGAAGCGTGCGTGGGATGAGACTGTGGGTCTGGAAAACGACCTGCTCTACATCACCGGCGAACTGACTCCTCGTTACCTGTCTGCTCTGCGTAACACTGTTGGCGACTGGCAAGTGCCGGTGTCCACCTGTGTGATGGCGTCTGACTACTGGAACGACATTATCGGCTCTTCTGAATGGCAAGGCGCACTGGATCCTGTGTCCAAGTATGACCTGGTCTTCTCTGGCCGTCTGTCTACCATCCAAGGCATGGAAATCCTGACTGACGGCTTCCGTCCGCAGGAACAACGTGTTCTGGAGAAGGGCGAGCTGTACGTTGTTGCTGACGCCGAGTACCACGCTGTTTACTCCAACCGCGGCGGCGCTACCTCCACCCCGATCAATGCCGCTCTGGAAGGCAGCACTGACAAGGGCTGGCTGGTAAGCCAACTGTACTCTCTGACTCTGCCGAACGCTCGTACCGTAGCTAAGGCTGTTCGCGTCAAGTAATTCCACGTAGCCGATGAGGGCTGTGCATCGCAGCCCTCATTAAAGGGAGATCGAGTATGCAGAATTCCTGTACTGCTTTGATTGCTCTGGCATGTATTGCGTGTAGACGAGGCTCAATGCAAGAGGCAGCCACGCTGCTCAATCTTGCGTCATGGGACCCAGGCTTGGAAGACTTTGTTGCGTCTGCTCTGTCAGACAATCCTGAAGCCTTCATGATGGCCGATTCCATGATTAGTCTCTCGACTAAGCGCGACTTGGAAGATGCGATAGAGAGTCTGAACAGCGCCCTGCGGAAAGCGTCCAAGGGTGTAGCTCGAATTTCGAATTCTGGTGCTACTTCAATGGACGATTTCAGCGTTTCATCCCTCGCAGCCATCGATACAGAAGATGATGACGAGGATGAGGACGAAGAAGAGGACAGTAAGGACGAGAAGGATAAGGACGAAGCTGACGATGAGTCAGAAGAATCTGAGTCTAAATCATCCTCACCAATCTCGTTCCGGTAAGAGGGACGAAAAAGCCGGCCTTGTGTCGGCTTTTTTGCTATTCGAGGAGATTCGATGAATATTGCTGATATGATGGTTGAGGGGTCGCCTCTATACGTCACCTTAGCTGGGATTCAGCAGCGCTTTTCTAACGTGCTGAAACTCACAAGATTCGCTCTGGCTGTGACGAACAACTACAAGCAGGGCTTGCGTTCGGCATTTGGTGGGACTGAATACCCTTACGGAGTGTTCAAGCCATCGAGTATCTCCCTTGACAGGGATGTTGCAAACCTGAAGACAATATCCCGTCACGGTAGTGGTATCGCAATGGGGCAGGAAACGTCTGCGTCTGTTACGATCAACCACTTCTATCCAGTGAAGATGGCTGTGAATGTCACGATCAACGTCCTGAACTACGAGGATGCCTTGACCCTAGTTCCACAGATACTCATAGCGAGTGCTGCCGGGCTGTTCGACTTCAAGATAAGCTCTGGCACTACTTCGTGGACGTGTCTTGTAGCTCTAGATGGGGATTCTATTCCTCTTCCAAGTGACATAGACATAGACGACGGCAGCACACCAGGCTCCATGTCTGTCGAGTTTAGCCTGACAGTATCTACGAAGATTGGCTTCTCTCGTCAAGGCGCCAAGATCAATAACGAGGGTATTGTCACCCACAGGATTGACATGCTCAATACCAACACCCAGACTGAGGTACCCGAATGAACAAGAAGCGAGTATTTCGTCCACTGACTGGGACAATAGTGATAGATCTCAAGGCGGATTTTGTCACGTCCAAGACACGGGATACACTGCGCCGTAATACAGCAGCAGTAGGCTTGCCCTTAGAGGGTCCAAACTACGCTTCGTCTAGCGTGATTGTTGGTCCTTCTGGGTATACCGTTCCTGCAACTAACCACATTCTGATGATAGACACTCCTACCACAATTGAGGCTGCCATCGGAAGTGCTCGTATGTCCATAGACAGGCAGTTTATCAACACAGGCAAATTCCCTGAGATTGTGCTGTTTGCGCAAGAGGAAACGCGAGTCAACCTTGTGGTGTGCTAATTTCAGCACAGGCGTTATCCTATAGGCTAGTGCCAAATTCCTGAGTACATCAAGGAGATCTCCATGTTTGAACATTCAAGCCCTGGGGTTTATTCCGCCGAATATGACAGAGCGACACAGGTCAAAGTTGTGACCGGCGGAGCTGTTACGCTCTGTGTGCCTCTGCCAAGAGGTAAGGTGGGAAAGAACCTTAGCCTGTACGGGACGACCGACGTCGAAACGTACTTGGGCAAGCCTACAGGTATCTACAAAGACTACCTGAACTACATCAAACTGCTGGCTACCAAAGCGCGTGTGGTTAACGTAACCCGTGTTGCTTTGAACACCGCGTTTGCTGGTGTGTATCTCACCACGTTCTCCAACTTCTGTACGACTCGCCCGTTGGGTTCTACTTTGGTTGACCCTGACCAAGCTCCTATGTATGACAAGGACATCATGCTCATCTGCGCTTCTTCTGAAGGCGAATGGGCGAATGACCTGTACATCACTGCTGAGCCTGATCTGCGTGACGTTGAGGGTGTGCGATTCAAGATCAAGGTCTACGTCGGCAACAACAAAACGCCGTCTGAAACGCATGTGTGCACCACGTTCTACAAGGTCACTGACGAGGGCAATCAGCTCTTCGTTGAGGACGTCATCAATGAGTCGTCCAAGTACATTCGAGTCAAGATGAACCCCAACCACTATAAGCTTGCTACTGACGCTAAGGCGTTCGTTGTCAACGCTATTTGTGGCGGGCCTTACGACCCGAACAACCCGACAGTGCCGTCTGGTCAACTGACTGGTGGTAGCGACGGAGATTTGATTGACGTACACAACAGCGATGCTTCCATCCGGGACAAGTCTGTTGCAGCCGTGATCGAGGCGTGGAACGGGTACGCTGACTGGGAGAAGGTCTACACTGGTGTTCTCTGTGACGCTGGTATGTCTGACCCGGCTATCATTCAAGCGTTGGACTCTCTGAGCCAGTCACGCCAAGACTCCATATCTTGTGCCAGCTTGCCTGCTGCTATGCAAGACCGCGATGATGCAGTTGCGTTCCGTCGTGGCCTGAAGAAGTACAACGGTTCTTACTTGAACCTGTCTTCTTCGTGGACTGCGATGGCTTCGTCTGACGTCAAGGCGCGTGACATGGTTAACCAGCGTGACTTCTGGGTTCCTGCGTCCGTGTGCCTTGCATACACGATGATGAATACTGACCAGATTGCTCAGTGGCTTGCTCCTGCCGGTCTGAACCGCGGTGGTCTGCCCTTCGCTATCGATGTGCGGCATCGCTATCGTGTCGATGATCGTGACGTGCTGACAGACAACCAGATTAACCCGATTGCTGTGTTTGAAGGACAGGGCGTCTACGTCTGGGGTGCTGACACCATGTACGCGGTTAAGAGCCCGTTCAATGACATTGGTGTTCGTCGGTTGCTGTCCATGTTGCATGCCGTCGTTCGTATCAACCAGCTCCCTGCTGTGTTCGAGCCCAATGACGACATTCTGCGTCAGAACCAGCGCGAGAGTCTCGATGCTGTGTTGAGCCCGATCAAGGCTGGACGTGGTCTGGATTGGTATTCCATCGTCTGCGATGAAACCAACAACCCACCTGAGGTAGAAGCGAACGGTGACTTGCTCATCGACGTATTCCTCGACCCAACACGATACACCAAGCGCATCCACATTTGTGCGACTGTGCCGCGTGTAGGCGAAATCGAGTTCGCTCTGCAACTCATTGACAAGCAAGCTGCCTGAGGAGGCTGATTATGTCTAAGGTTACTCTCGAAGAGTTCGCAGAAACTGGCGATCCGTTGCTGGATGATAACTTCGAGTTCCTGATTCCAAACCCGCCAGTTGGTGGTACGGAAGGAGCTCGAACGCTGCGCCTCTTCTGCAAGACTGGCGTTAAGCCAGGGTCCACGATTGAAGAAGTACTGAAAGAAGCGTTCGGCCACCAGCTCAACTACGCTGGTCGACGCATCTACAGCCACTCCATGTCCACTGAATACAACGAGAACAACGAAATGGTTGTCTATAAGTTGTTGGAAGAATGGGCAGACAAAATCAAGGACGTCAAGACCCAGCTCGGTACGTTCAAGAAAGAGTACGGTGCTAAGGGCCTGTTCCGTATCTTCAAACTCGATGGCACTGTCGCTGCTGAGTACGATATTTACGGGTGCTGGCCTAAGCAAGTCCCTGACTTGCAGTTCAACGGTACTGCGCAAGCCGTTC